AAAAAATAATCGTTCTGGTAAGAAGTATAAATTTAATTTAACGGAGGTATCATAATGGCTATTTATTATGGCGATGGTTCTAATTCTGGATCTGGTCGTTGTATACAACACGATGAAGATTACGGAACTAATGCTAGATATACTATAAATAGTGGCAGTTGGTATGAGATTGACACAAACTTTAGGGCTGCCATTACACCTAAATCAACTAATAATATTTTGAGATGTACTCTATTTATTAACCCTGTTTTAAACGGTGGCGAGTATGGAGGAATTATACCAGTTATACATAATAGTGTTATAGGAAATAGAGCGTTACATGACGATTGTTCACCGAGCGGCAACCATATTTTAAAAGCTAACGTATTAGGTGATAACAGTGCTATGAACGAAATGTTTAGGCATAACGCTACTTATATATTCTGGCCGTGTCAAATTACTGGTGTGTTTCCAGTAGCAAACTCTGGCATAGTTCATACACTAAAAATGTTTGGACGAATGGGTAGTGGTGACATGGTTATAGGTGACAACACTGCTCAATCTTATATGCAAATAGAGGAGTTTGAATCATGAGCACAATAGATCAATATGGTGTAAGAGTACCTTGGTTAGGTAAAGCATTACAAAATGTAGGTATAAAACATTATGTCTACAAAGACGAACCAAGAACTGAGGAAGATTTTAAAGCAAAGGTTAGATTGATTAAAGATGACGATTCTGAAACAAACGATCTTAGTGAGTTTGGCGTAACTTGGTCACAGGTTGATACCGAAATGAAAAGGTTACAAACAGAATATGACAATGGTTTATATCAAAGAAAAAGATCAGTAGAGTATCCAGATTGGGGTACGCAGCTCGATTACATATACCACAACGGTATAGACAAATGGAAGACAGATATAGTCGATCCAGTTAAGAAAAAATATCCTAAACCAGAATGAGTTTAACACAAATAAATAAGGCTGGTCTAGATGAGATAGCTCTGGATCATGTCTTTACAATA